GTCCCAGGGAGTAGGTTGTTTGATAAACAGTAGCAACGTCCTGGCGCTTTGTTAGGTCATTGGGGTCGGTACATGTCTGCACCAGCCATTGCCCCTCACATGCCATATCCATGCCGGTGAACTGCTTGAAAGTAGCTGGGCTACGCGCATCCAAATAAGGCAGCTGGACCACTACTTCAGAGTTGTCATAAGTGTCCCCGTCGTCGCCGCCAAACAAGTAAAGGATGTCGCCAGCTCGGCAATACAGCTTTCGCCCAACAATGGCCCAGGCCGTCACGTTAAAGCCTGGCTCGTACACGGACCAGGCGCTAACCTTGGAGGCTGGGAAGTAGCTGAAGACATAAATCTTAGGCCCAATAGCCAGCATGTAGCGGCCATCGCGAGGCTCCAAAACACCAACAGAAGCCTTGGCTGCCAGGCGGTTTGTCTTTAGCTCTTCAATCAGCAATGGATCAATAGCGTTGCCCACATCGCTGGTGAACGCGGCGTTTGATGCGTCACGGGCGCGCAAGCTGCGAATGCCTGATTCGGACAGATAGAACACATCGCTGTCACCAAATTCGATCACCGATTCCGGGCCGATTGCGCCGGTATTGTTAAGCACCTGGAGCTGCTGGTTTTGCCCAGCGTCCACATCAATAAACCAAATCTGCACAGTCCTCTCAGAGAAGATCGCCAGGTTGTTTTGGTAGTTGGCCAGGGAGCTTAGTTTTTCTGACCCTAGCGCATTGTTGGAGAGGTTAATAAATCCAGCACCATTGTTTGTGTCGGTCAAATCCGCTGGATTGTCAATCTTGGAAAAAAACAAAGTTGCAGCTGATGTCGAATACATCTTTGACTTGGCTGGCTTGGCGTATTCGCCTGGTGTGAAAGTGCTTGCAACCGCAGTCCCTCCGGCCAGAGAGCCGGAAGTCACGCTGGTTGTGAAATTGCCGGTATTGACAATTGCCACAGCGCGCCCGTTTGCAGCTGTTCCGCCATCCACCGCGACCACATTGACCTTAGTCCCCACAGCAGTCGCAAAATAATCCGGGCTGCTGGGGTAGTCGTTAATTGCAGCCGCGATAGCCGCTGCCGTCGTGGCGTTGTTGCCCGTATGCAAGATCGGGTCGCCCGTCACGCGCACACCGCCAACAGTTATCAAGGCTAAGGCGTTATCAATACCGCCAGCCAAATTAGTCAAGGAGCCAACAGTAAAACCACCGGTTGTTGTGACTGTAAGAACAGCCCCGTTATAAATTGAGCCTTGAGTGACCGAGGTTATCGTAACGACCGCGCCCGATGAAGTAGCTGTGAAATCGGGGTTGCCAGTAAAACTGTTTATGGCAGCTGCAAGTAGCGCTGCCGTTGCTGTATTGCTGCCGTTGTGTTGGACCGCAGAAGACAACAATGGAATAGTGTCCAAACGAATGATTGAGACAGTATCAGATGCAGAGTTAATTCCTCCGGTCACAGTAAAGCTGGCCGTTGCTGCTACGCCGACTGTTGTACCGCCGGTTACTGTAAAGCTCGCTCTTGCTCTTCCATCGTTGAAGGCCGCAATGCGCGTTCCGTTGTAGAAATGAAAAACAGAGCCATCATCGTACTGAGCAATGACGTAGGGCAGTCCGTTAAATCCAGCCACATGCAAAACACCGGTCATGGCCAGGCTGCTCGGATGCTGCAAGCGCTGGTAAGTCAAATTTGCTGGCGCGTCTGAAGAAATCGCGGGGGCAGCAATTGACCCAAAGATATACATGTTTGTGCCAACAGAGGCCAGGCCAAACGTGCTGCCTGGCAGCGCTGATATGGGGACAAATGCGGGACGCTTTTCAATTTCACCACCGCGAGTAATGTGCGCGTTAGTCAGAGTGAGAAGGGACCCAGGAACGCTAGACACCGCCATGCGGCGAGTGTCTAGTCCAGCTTTGAAGTCTTCAATTACAAAATATGCCATGTCACGGAGATTGGATTGCAACCATTGGAGGACCGCTTGGCGTGTAGGACAGAGGTTCGTCCTGACTCATCACAAAAGGATCAGACTTGGAGTTGCGCGCTTTGAGGCGCTGGTAATGGGCTTGTGCTTGCGCCAGCTTGCTTGACGCATCGCCAGCCTTTTGCCTGGCCAACACTTCAGCAGCTGCAAACAGCACAATGAGCTGATCGTCCAGCTCGGCCACATCTGCTTGAGCAACCAGCGGATTCAACGTGCGAATGCCAGTAAAGCGCAAAATTCCCTCTTGCGCTACAAGGCTGCCGTCCTGGGATGGTATTGGCCAAACCTCAATTTGGTTTGTGCCGTATTCCCGGTAACGATAAATTGGGTAACTGCGAATATCGAGATCGCTGTCGTATTGATTTAAGTGCTCATTGCCGATGCCGTAACCAAGCTTTTGGTAGCGATTGCCCCACTTGAACGTCATGTGCTCAATGCGCTCATACGTCAGATTGGCTGGCAGCGTGTAGTAGCGCAAACCGGCCTGGACGGCCACATTTGTATTGACTCGCAAAAAGGGCCATGCGTAGTCATCCCACAACCGCTTTTGCTGTCGCTGAAGGACCTTGATTAAAGTTTCGCGAGTTGACGCGCCCAGCGAGGGGGCAAGAGCATGACCGGCCTCGGCTCGTAAATCTTCAACTAGCTCGCCCAGCGTCGTGCCTCTTGCCATGATTATTCTCCGCTAGATTGCACAGTTGGTTCGACAGCTTCTGCTGCCTTTTTTGTTTTACTTTTTTTGGTTTCGTCACCAACAATCATGTCGGACTCAACGCGAGCGGCTTCTAATGTTTCCGGCAAGTCACCAAATTTTCCAAAGAGGTTCATTACGATCTCATCTTTGTAAATCAACGCCAGGCGCTCACGCTCTTTGTCGTGATCGACTTTGATCTGATCCTTAATGACAATGGACCTGACTGCATCGTTGCCATGAATGGCGCGTAGAACTGCAATCTCAGCCGATGTCACTTCTTGTTTTGTAACGCTGTTGCCGATGTCGCCACCGATTAAAACCAAGCATTCACATACTTGCATACCATCTCCTTGGAATAAAGAAAAGGAGTGGCTTTCACCACCCCTTTTCGCGCCCTCAATTAAGAGAACTGATACACACCATGACAGTTGAGCTGGCTTGCGCCTAGCACAGCAGTCGTGGTGATCGAGCGATACATCACATATTGGTCAGCTGGACGAGCTGGTGAATGACGCTTCATCTTCTCGCCATCCATATACATGAAGTTAAGCTTGCTTGTGTCAATCAAGTAGCAACGCTTGGCGTAGTTGGTAGCACCACCAAGGGTTGTACCAATGTCGTCCATCGTTGGGTCGTACTTGAATACCACGCCCTCATAGGTAATATCGCCAACGCTAATGTCGTTGCGGCGAGAAAAACCATTTTGGGTGTAGTAGCCACGGCTGCGCAGCTCTTTAGCCAGGCGCTCTAAGAAATCAGAGCCACACAAAGCCAAATCGGGCTTGCCGCCAAAGCGACGCAATTGACGCATCTCAGCGTTAATCAAAGCTGCTACTTCGTCACCCGTTGAGGTTGTAGTAACGGCCAAGTTAACGCGATTGCGGAACCAGCTATTTGCATTAAGGGACTGATCCAAACCGCCGACAGAGCCGACAGAAGGAGCATCTTTGATGATGGAGCGAATACCAGCAATTGCTTTCGCATCCGCTGTTCCGTCGCCCCACAACAAAGAATTCATACCCTTGGCATAGCCCTCCATCATGTCCTCGAGCTTGTCCTGGAGCAAATTGGCCAGGGCTGTTTGGTCACGACCGGAGTGGTTTGTCAAGCTTGCGCTGCTGATTGAATCAACCACGGAAATTCCGTCGTTTTTCAATTCAGTCAACGTAATGCTGATACCCGCGTGATGTTCGCGCCAAGTGAAATTAACGCGTTTGATGTTGGCGGGATTGGCATACGTCACGCTATCGTTGTGGGTGTAACCCGCAACAGAAGTCGTGTATTGCCCTTTAACGCCAATAGAAACCTGACCTTTACCACCAGGGAAAGTTTTAGCTTTCGCGTCTAGTGCTGCAAGTAGGGGCTTGTCTTGAATCGAGCTTGAATATACGTTGCCCTTGTCGATAAAATAATCGAGCGCGGCATTGGCGATATTCGTTAGTTCTGCATTGGAAAATGCCATTTTATTTACCTCTCAAAAAGGATGTTGATTGATTTCATGCCCTTTGAGCCAAAGTGTTTTGAATGACATCCAATAACGATTTAGGCTCTGGTAAGGGCGTACCACTTACTTTTCCGCCGACCGCTGTTCTCATAGGTTGTTTTACGCCACGCACCGATCTCAACCGATCAGAAACTGTTTGATATGCGTTCTGCGCATATTGCAAAGCTTCATCGGAATTTCTCGGGCGACCTCTCTCGGCGACAAGAGCGCGAACACGATCGTCAATCATCTCGGCTTTAAGTTCGTAATCAGGATCACTCTCACGCACAGAATCTTCCCAGGCCGTGACAGTTTGGGCCATCGAGTTGGTATGACTCAATTGCTGTTGCTGTCGGAAACGCTGGTTTTCCTCTTGCGTAATCGCAGCTTGGCGCTGAGCTTTAAACTGCTCACGCCACAAATCTTGAGCGGTGTTTTGGTCGATATAGCCCTGTTCGACTTTTTCGGCCAATCCATCAGGCAAACGATGACCGGACGCAAGCGCCAGGTTGTCCGTTAGCTTTCTGAGTTCCTCATACGCTTTGGCTGGATCGCCAACCTTCATCATGGCCATGAGCTGAAAACCTTGAGCCACCTCTTCGGGGGTCAATTGGTTCTTGTCCATGAAATCCGTGATTTGGTCGTACTGAGTAGCTCGCCCTCTTAATTCATTGCGATCGCGAATCAACTGCTTGAAGCGCGGGTGCTTATGAAACGGCGTATCGGAAAAATCATCTTCAGACTTATCGTCTTCTGATGCGTCATCCTCAGCGTCGCTCCCATCTGTTACGTTCTCATCCTTGGTTGGCGAAACCAGTTTGGAGCTGTCGGTATCTTCCTCTTCAGCTGTCTTTTCAACAGCGTCGCGGACAACCGCAAGCAAGCCTTCATCATCGCCATGTGCGTCAGACGAATTCGCATCGACCTGGCCTTCATTGGCCTGGTCGTTAACGTCCATATCACCGGCGGACGAAACCGATAATTCGAGTTGCTGTTGTTCAGCCATTCAACGTCCCTCCTAATTCGTATTGTGCCGACATTTTGTCTGATATACAACACTTATCATACAAATTGCCCAAAATAAAACTAAACCGCATTTGCACCCATTGGAGGCAAAGAGCCGCCACCGGGTTTTGGCATTGGGACCACGTTGTTGCCGCCCTGGGCCGCTTGCATTCCAGGATTGGCAACACCCGACATCTGACCCATTGCAGCCTCAGCGTTCTTGACCGCATTCATGGCAACAATGGACGGCACGTTTTCAGACAGCGCAGAATCAATGTCCAACTTGTCGTCCAAGCGCTTGAGAACCTCTTTGACCACCCACTTAGGATCAATGCCTGGCAGCTGGAGTAAGTACGGCAGCATGCGCTCAATGTTGCGCAGCTCGGCAGCCTGATTCGGCTTGCCGGTTGACCCAGCCTCGATCTCCAGGAATATCTCTTCTTGGACTTGCTCGTTTGTCAGCTCAGGCCATACAGCGCCCTGGCCCACAATCTTTTTAACCTGGTCCGTTGACATTTCGGTGAGCAAAATTTGTCCGCTGGCGCGGGTAATCTCCGACATAAAGGTGTCCAGCTCGTCAATCTGAGCGCCCATTGCCGACATGCGGCTGCTCTCGGCAATACTGGTTTCCGTGGCCGTGGCGTTAGACAAGCCACCAAAGGTAGCCTCTTGAGCGCCGACCACCAGCTGCACATCGTCAAAAATGGTTTTGACTTCGTACAAATTGGGGTCAATTCCGATCATTCGGACCGGCTGGATCAGGTCATCGACCTTCTCACCAGCTGCCATGCCTTGAATTTCAATCACGGCATTGGCTGGATGACTCTTGAGCTTTTCTTTGTCCTCTTCTTCCAGGCGGCCAGCTGGGGCGACGTACTTGGGACGATTGGCGCGCCTGTGTTCCCGCAAACCCTGACGGGCGCGGTTGTATTCGGCTTGCATTGGAGCGATCAGCTGCACATCGCTTGGGGGGTAAATCTCATCCTTGTGCTCGACCTCGTTAAATACCAGGGCGTAGATTGGCCAAAAGGTATCGACCTTGATTTTTGGAGCGCAAGGCTCCTCCAGGAAGTCTTTATGCCCCTCGGCTGCGACATACACCAAGCCGCTGGGCTTGTCGTACACCTCATACACACAAACCAGCCCTTTTTGGGCATCTTCATTGCTGTTTTGTAAATAAGAACCCATCTGCACCGATGCGCTGTCTTGCTTGCGGCCCTTGGTGTCGTATGGCGTGTAGTTACCCTTGATGTCCACGCCGTAAATCTCGCTAACCTCGTCCGGGGTTAGGTACATTTCGTGCGCAACCCAGCGACAACCCACAAAGCCGCGCAGCTGGCGGCACATAGGGTCCACGATGATGGCGTTGGCCTCGGGGAAATCAAACAGTAAGCCTTCGCGCAAAACCATTTCAGGCTCGCACATCAACGCTTTCAAAGAAAGCACCAGCTCTTCTATCTCCGGGTCATCAATCTGCACATCGCCCTTCAAAGCCTCTTTGGCAATGCGGCGCATGTGGTCGATTTGAGCGGTGATGTCGTTGATCTTGGCGGAGACTTCGGGGCGGCGCTCCATCTCACGCTGAAAGCCTAATTTGACAAAGCCAGCGCTGGTCGTAATCACCCGGCGCACCAATGCCTTCATTTGCCCTTTGAAATTGGGCTGGGCCTCTTGCATAAAGTAGGTGAACAAAGCCTCCAGGGTCTGAGCTACTCGGTCAATCTTGCGACGGCGTTCTGTGACTTGCTCGTACTCAGCAATCAGCAGCTCCACTTGTGGCGGCACTTCCATTTGATAGCTCATTGCTTTGAGCCGTCCCTCATAGGCTTGCTTGAGCAACTCGTTATCGCCCGTCCATAACTGAAAATCCAATCGGTTACGACGCTTGGCAATGCACTTGGGATTTTTGGCATAAAGCGCAGCTGTGCGCTGCTGCACATGGCGGTTAATCAGGTTGGCTGTGTAGCGCTTTTCATCCCAATCGCGGTCGTCATAGCCTTTCAAGGCCAAATCCATATCGCGTGTCATTTGGTCAAAGCGCTTTTTGTAGTGCTGCTTGGCGTTGTTCACCCTGGCCAGCACATCTTTGACCAACTGTTGTCTGCGCAAAGGAGGGTCTTTCTTTTCCTCTTCTGCACCATCTTCAACCATCGTAATCATGTCCATTTAAAACCCTCCTGATGCGCTCAATAAGCGTCGTTCTTTGTCACGAAATTTGCTGTCCCATTTCACCCAGGCAAGACTGCCGGTCTTGGGACGATCTGTTTTTACTATCTCAACAAGGCGCGGACCCGATTGACGCGCCAGGCCCATACCAATCCAGGCCAAGGTGTCCACAAAGTCGTCGTGCCTGGCGTTGGGAAACTTCATCAATTCATCAAAGGCATTCATCACCCAGGGCGCGCCCTTGGGAAACTTGACTTTCTTCATTGCCATACGGCCCTGGATGGATTGGGCGCGCTGCACCTTGTTGGCCACCGGTGTGACCTCTTCAATGGCGCAATACACCTTCTCTTCCATCATGCGTTTACGCAAGAATGGCCCGATGGACTTGCTGATATGGCCTTTTTCTGCCCACCACAGCATTGGCTTGTGCTGCTTCATTAAGCGCAGCATGGCCTCTACTACAACGTCGGACGATTTCTTTTCCCACCAGCAATCAAGTAAGTAAATATCGCCGTACTGGTCCACGCCAGCAATCAGCAAAACTGTGCTGTCCGACCGGCTCTTGTCTTGGCCAACGGCATGGTCGCTTGCAGCAAAAATGCGCATGTCTTTTGGCAAATCTTTTCGGTCGTATTGCACAAGGTAATCACGACGGAAAAAATCTCCATCCTCGGGGCTGGGACGCTGCTGATACAAGGCAGCAAAGCCTCTTGGGTCCAGGCGACGCTGCGCCTCCATAAAGCCCATGTCAAAGCGCTCAGGCCAAAGCAGCTCGCCCTTCTTTCGGCCTAGTGGATCATCGTCACCAGCAATGGCTGGCAAGTTAATGATCTTCCACTTGGATGATTCTTCGCTGTTGAAGTTGGGGTTAGTTGGATCGGTCAAGCGGCCAATCAAATCGTCTTCATTCCACCTGGTATGAACGATGATGACGGACGCTGCTGAGTTCATCAAACGGGTCATGGCCACCTGGGTGAACCACTCCCATAGCTTTTGACGAATCGCCGGGCTGTTGGCCTCTTCTGCGTCTTTAATCGGGTCGTCAATGATGAGAAAGTCAGCGCCTCGGCCTGTGATCGAGCCACCACGGCCCACAAATGCGGACATGCCGCCTGAGCCAGTTTGGATACGCTCTTTGCTGGCCCCGCCAAAGCGAAACGCAAAGCCTGGAAACACTTGCTTATAGGGCGCAGACTGCATGATGGTGCGCACATCAGCGCCAAAGTCATGGGCAAAGTCTTCGTTGTACGTTGCAAAAATGACGTTGCGATAGCCGTCTTTACCAAGCAACCAGGGGATAAAACGACGCGAAATCAGCTCGGATTTGCCGTGTCTTGGAGGCAAAGTCACAATTAAACGGGGAATATGGCCTTTCTCGACCTCTTCGAGCACCTTGGCCAGCGCTCGATGGTGTTTTGCGTCCTTGAACATGGAGCGATCAATGTCACCAGGCTCGTCCGGGTCCGGCATGGTGAACTTCACAAAGGACAAAAACTCAGAGCGCGCCTCGATAGCGCGTTTTTGCCTTCTTGCAGCCGCGATCTGACGCTCAAGAACATCAAGCTTGGCTTGCTTTTGATCTTCCTGGGGTTTTTCTGTGAGAGCTTCAGCCATTAGCGATTCCTCCCATACAAATCGTGGCATTTACGCGGGACGTACCCATAGCGCTGCGTAAACATCCAGCAGCCATTGAGCGTTGGCTCTTTAACCAGCTCGTACAAATCTTGTTCGCGGTTTTTAGCGCGCTCTCTGTCACGCGCCTGGCGGTCCTGGTCGATCCAGTAAAAGACTCCGCCCATGACGCACACAACAAAGATGACTGCAACGGCAATTGCGACCTCGAGCTGAATCTTTCTAAAGAAATCGCGCCGCTTTTTTGCAGCCAGGTCAGCGGCTTTTTTTCTTCACGCTCAATACGAGCTGCTTCTTCTCGCAACCGATTGCGCTCTTTGAGAAAATCCTCATACAAGCCAGCCATCGGCGTTTGGTAAATCAGCAAATGCTTTATTTCTTCTTCTGCATCTTGCAGCTGGCGCAAGCGCATTACGTTGTCAAATGCTTGCGAGTTCATTGACTTTTTCTTGACCGGGTTTGCAGCTGCTTCGTTGCTGGCCTTGACAACAACTTCCTGGGCCTCAAAAAACTTTGACAAAAACCCACCGATTTCCATGCCGATAGAGCCAACATCAGCAGACACCTTCTTGGCCTCTTTGTAAAAATCGACGCACTTACGCACACCAATCAAAGCTGCTTGTGCTGCTGCAAATGCGGTTAGCGGGTCCATCGTTTTATCCTTTTATGCCCCAGGTCAGATACCACGCAATGATTGCAGCCAGCGCAAAACAAATGACTTGCACTCGTCTAACTTCTTTAAGATCGTGTTGAAACTCTTCATTGTTCTTTCGCTCCATGTTCTCAATGTCCAATTTAATTTTTAGAACTGCATCCCATTCTTTTGCTCCGTACTTCTTTACAAAATCAATCTTGAGCTTTGCCTCTTGATCGCTTATTTGCCTCTTCTTACTCCAATCATCTAGCGCTTTAATCAGCGCCGTCTGCTTTCTAAACTCTGCTTCTCTTTCTGCTCTGCGCCGCTCTGTTGCCTTTTGCTGCGCTACGTCCGCTGCGTCTTGCTGTATGCCTTCAATGCTTTTGGTTAATTCATTTGCACTTTTTCTGCTTGCGTTTAAGCTGCCTGTTAAAGCCTTGACTCCTTCATCAATTCCAAACGGGTCTGACATAGCTCATAAGAATCATTTAGTGAGCAAGTGAAAAAGCATTGTGATGATGGTTCCAAACGCGCACACCACACCAGCTGCTGCGCCAATCAAAATTGTTTCAATGCGTTTTAAGCGCGCATTAGATGAGCGAAATTGAGTCTCAATATTTCCATACCGCTCAGCGCACACCTGTTCGTGGGTATTGATTTGGGCTTCAACATCTTTGATAGTGGTCATGGCATTTTTCTTTGTGGTCACTTCATGAGTTCCTGTCTGTCGTCAATTCATACGTTTAGGTTAAATTTGTTTAGGCGGCATACCTAATAATCACAATCCCAGAGCCGCCAGTAGTTTGTGCGGCATAGGAAGTGACGTTTCCTTGTGAACCAGCACCACCGCCACCGCCGCCTGAGTTTGCGGCTCCCGGAGTCGGGGGATTAGAGTTCCCGTTATAACTTCCGTTACCACCACCACCTTGTCCACCGGGACCTAAGTTAGCGTTGTTCCAAACACCACCTCCACCGCCGCCTGAGTAGTATTCTGTTGAGCCGGTGCGTATATTTGTAGTCCCGCCAATACCGCCACCACCAGCTGCGCCATTACCGGCTGGATTCCCGGCAGCACCTTTACCGCCTCCACCGCCGCCGTAATGTCCGCTTATACCTAATCCACCAGCATTTCCCTGTCCGGGTGTTCCTGATGCTGGATTGTTAAATCCACCAAAATCTGTTCCGCTACCACCAGCGCCCGAGCCACCGCTTTGCGGACCGGATGCGTTGTAATCACCACCACGCCCCCCGCCAATAGCTGTTAACCCAAACGCAGTTGTGTTGCTTCCATTGTTGCCAGGTGATGAGCTGCCTCCAGCACCACCGCCGCCAACGACGATGCTATAAGAACCAGCCAACAAACTCATTGAGCCGGTAATCATGCCTCCAGCTCCACCACCACCAGCATGCCAGTTACCACCAGCTCCCCCGCCAGCAACAATTGCATATTCAATCGTTCCACCAGATATGATTGCTAAAGTTCCGGATGTTGTAAATGTGTGTGATCTAAAGCCAGCGTAATTTTGCGTTGTTCCGCCTGTGGCCGCCACTCCACCAAAACTAATCCATTGGCTTGCATTTGTGTCGTAATACTCAATAAATCCATTTGAGCTGTTATGCCTAATCATTCCAGCAGCGGGTGATCCAGGACGTTGTGCCGTAGTGCCGCTTGGCAAATCAAAATAACCAGTAGAGGCATTACCTTGGTCACTCACGGCAGTCGGCGTTACAGCAACAACAGCAAACGAATTGTCGCCCCGCAAGAAGGTCGTTGCGTCTTTTGTGCCAGTACCAATGTCAGCGACGTTTAGTACGCCATCAGCGCCAAGGATTGTGGATAGTGTTCTTGCTCGTCCCATCATTGCACCTCGTCAGCAGCCACCCAGGATGTCGTTGCCTCATCCCACTTGTATGGACCGCCTTCAGTTGGCATTGCTACTGGCGCATCCCACAAGCAAGACGTTTCGTTGAGCGTCCAGCTTGCAAATGGTTTTGGAGGAATAAACGCATCACGCTGCGCGTCGTATGTAAAGCCGATGCCAGCGTAGTTCTTGCGCAAAGGTGTGCCGCCGGTTGCGTGAACGCCGCCGTGCGTGTTGTATGAAGTTTGAATCCACGCGCCTGGCGAGGAATCCACAAAGGTTTCAAAGAATTCCGGCTCAGCAACAATAACTTGCT